CTCCAGCACTGACCCAATCGAGCAGTTGGACGAGCAGTTGGTGGCATTGGAAACTGCGCTTGGTCGCCGCCCAAACCGCATCCTGATGGGAACCGTTGCTTGGCAGATCATGCGCGACAATGCCAAGACCCAAGCTCGATTCAAGTCAGGGTTCGCAAGCATTACCCGTGACATGGTCAGCAATGTTTTGATTTTCCCCGTGGAAATTCAGATTGGTGGGTTGCTTTATAATGCAGCGCAACCGCAAGCAACTAAAAGCAAGACCCGCAATGTTGGGTCCGATCTTTTTTGCTTTTATGCCGATCAAAACCCAACCATGGAAGATCCATCTTTTGCTAAGACATTTACGACTGGTCGCGGTGGAATCCAATCGGTTCGGACTTACCGTGAAGAAGGTTCACGGTCTGACATTGTCGCAGTTGACTGGAACCGTCAATTTGCAATCACCAATTCGGAGGGTGTTAAACGCTTGACGGTTGCGTCCAGCTAATTCCAGCCACCCCATAATCCAGAACCTGTGCGGGGGCTTGGTTTACTCCTTGCCCCCGTGCTTTTTTAAAAAATTTGATATGGCATCAAGAGACTTCCCCAACCCACTCATTCAAACTACGGACAAGGAATTTGACGTATTGTCAAAAACCAGTTTATCAAACGGTCCATATCGACCGAAGGTGCTTGCATCTGGGGTCAGTCATACAGGGCTTAATTTGCTTGGTGTTTATTTTTACGGTGACGCAACCGTAACCAGTGCGACAGCAACTGGGGGGGTGGGAAGTCTGGCTGGAACTTATCCTGCTGGATCATTTCTACCATACAACATCACGGCAATCGAAGTGACTTCCACTGGGCCTATTCACGGTCTAATTTCCGAAGCATGAGCTTATACGGATTAGGTTTATCGTTGGTGGACTTGCTCCGAAGGGCAGGAACAGAAGCCATAAGCCAAGATGGAACCTTTAATCCTATCGAAACACACGTATCCGAACAATTAATAATCGCAGAGGATGGCACAGTGATACACGCCTTCAGCGAAGATTGACCAATTAAAAACGATGCCAACTTACATACGAATCAAAGATTTGCCGAACAGTGCGAGCAGTCTAAATACTGACGATTATATTATGTTGTCAGGGTCCGTTGCAGGTGCACGTAAGATCCTTAAAGCGGACTTTATGAGCACGGTCGCAGACACTTTCAACGCAACTCCCAACACTTACAAACTTGCCACCCTTGATGCATCGAACAAAGTTGATTCAAGCCAGTGGCCCGCATCAGCTTTTAGTTATCAAGGGGTTTGGGCAGCATCCACAAACACGCCAACTCTTGCGGACGGCACTGGGGCTGCTGGTTATACTTATTATGCCTCCGATGCAGGTTCCGTGAACTTTGGAGCAGGTGCGATTAGTTTCACTGCGGGTGATGCCGTGGTCTACGATGGTTCGGTTTGGCAAAAAGTTCCTGACGTTGCAAACATTCTTGACGGCAAGGGGACTGTTGCCGAAGGCAAGGAAACGCTTCAAATACCAGACGTAGGCGCAGCAGCTAACGAGGTTCCTGTCAACGGAATGCTTGGATCAATGGCTTACCAAGACGCTGACGGTGCAACGCTCGCAACGCTAAAAATCACAAACATCCCGACTTCTGCAAGCGGACTCGCCAGTGGAACTGTCTGGAATGATTCTGGCACACTTAAAATTGTTTAACGCATATGTCCTATTCAAATTCCTATCCCACACAAAGAGCAACGCTCAACCTAGACTTCGCCAACGGTGGTGACCAACTGGATTCACGGTTGACCTACACCCGTTCCAGCACGGGGACGTATATGTCCTCAGAGAAAGCGTTAAGCTCAGAAAATTTGCTTTTGCAGTCGCAAGACTTTGACACGACTTGGGACTCAGTCGGCTTGTCATCGCGTAGCGGAGGCAATGCAGACCCAGCCGGAGGCACTACAGCACACCGATTCATTGAGGACTCGTCAAGCGCAACTCACCGAGTCTATCAGACGGTTTCCTCGGCTGGGAAAACCTCACTGACAGTATATGCCAAACAAGCCGTAGGGACTCGCTACCTAGCTTTAAAAGTTAGCACGGGTTCTGGGGGTCCATATGACTGGGTAGTTGCCACTTACGACTTAGCTGGCGGTACTCCAGCAATGACAACGGGAACTGGCGCAACCTCAATCGCCAAATCGTCCGCACAGACCTTAAGTGGAGGAGGTTTTTACAAATGCACGCTTACCGTTGAGTCCAGTGGTGGTGGAGTGAACGTGAGCATGACATCAGTCACGACTCCCAGCCCAGCTAATTACGGTCATATAGGATATACAGGTGACGGAGCGTCAGCCATTGATGTTGCGTTTAGTAGTCTGAACTCGACTGGAGCAACCGACTACAACGCGACCACGACCCAAATACACCGCGAATTCGCGCCCACGTTGAAGACAGCTTCTGCCGATGCGCCACGCTTTGAATACGACCCGATAACCGGAAATGCAGAGGGGCTTCTGGTGCAATCGCAAGCCACGAATTCCTACCCCAACAGCAGCGACATGACTGGTACTGCTGGGGCGAGGACCAACATTGATTCAAACGTAGCAGTGGGACCAACGGGAGGCTTGACGGCTGATGCTGTTAGGCTCGACTCCACGAACTCTAACGACCACTACAAAGACTACAGCTACACGGCAGCGGCATCGACTGTTTACACGTTTAGCGTGTATGTAAAAGCTGCTGGATTGTCTTACATCTGCATTCGTCCCAAAGTCAATTTTACTGCGACTCCCTACATTTTCTTCAACCTCTCAACGGGTGCTGTAACTGGTGGGGACGGGGTTGCCGAAAGCGTAGGCAACGGTTGGTATCGTTGCAGCGTAAAAGCCACTTCATCTGGTGCGACAACTTCAACTTTTAGGCTTTACGTAACCGACAACGGGTCTACCACAACAGTAGCAACTGGTGATAGTTACCGTGCCGTTTTGGGAACTGGTTTACAGGTAGAGGCTTCGTCCGCACCGTCATCGCTGATTTCAACTTCGGGTGCTTCCGCGACCAGAGCGGCCGATGTTTGCACACTTGTTTCGGAGCCTTTATTGGACAACGGGAGCGGAGCATTGGTCACCGAATATGACATGCAGAGTGCTGGTGAAACAAGTTTCGTTTTGCACGCTGAACGCTCAGTTGGAGCGACCAATAGTGGTGGTGTTTCGGTCACCAATAAGTATTTGACCGTCAACGGAACATACGAAGACATTGGTTCAACTTCCAGCAACGTGTTCCACAAAGTGGCAGCGAGCTGGGAAAACGGCAGTCAAAAAATCAGTCGAGACGGTGGTGCAGTGGCAGAAGACACTGCGACAGTTATACCGTCTGGAGTGGACACGCTACACATTGGCACACGCCAAGACGGCGGTGAGTCAGTCAACGGACACATTAAATCAATCGCAATTTACTCGGAGCCGTTGACCTCAACTAATCTTACCACATTGAGCCAATAACAACTGACAGCAAATCATATGACATTCACAGACCTATGCCTAAAATTCGCAGACGAGGCTGAAGCAAGTTCAGTCCTGTTCACCGAGGTTCCAGTGGAGTGGGACAATACCGATCCTGACAGTCCAGTGCCTACGAAGTGGGAGAAGGTTAAGAACTTTCGCAACACGGACATACTGCCGAAGGTCGTGCTGACCCCAGCTACTTTCGATCCCGAAGGCAACGAGTTAACGCCACCTGTATACGAGGACGGTTACTTTGTGAACGTGAGACTGCTGGGCAATGAGAACGGCTCAATTTTGGATTCGTTTAAGGTCGAACCTGACACTCCGCAGCGAGTTTGGGCGGGGGTTGAATTGGGAAAGTAAAAAAGAGAAAGAGAAGGCGGCGCGGAAAAGTAAAAAAAGAAAAAAGTCGTGGACAATTATTGGGGTGAAATCGTAAAGGTCGGAATGATCGGGGCAATCGGGTTCACGGTAACAGGAAGTGATTTGGATTTATTCCTGCGGCTTGGAATTGGGATGGCAACATTGGCCTACGGCATTGCTAAAGCATCGACTGCTTGGCTTGAGTTTTTACGGAAAAAGAAAAATGAAAAATGCGATTGAAATTGGTTTTTTAACAGCAAGTCTTTTGGTGCTTTCCGGTTGCGCTCAGTTTGAAAAAGCGTCGAACTGGGTTCACACGGCAGAGGTGGAAACTGAAATTATTGACGGGCAAGAAGTCAAATCCACCAATTGGGTCGTAAAGCCGAAACTGGAAACCGGAATTACAATCGCGGGTGACATTACACCGTTCCCCGGCAATTTGATTTCAGAAGGCATTTTGGCACTGCTAGGCATTGGTGCGGCATTGCGGGGAAGACAATGGAAAAAAGCAGCAGTTGATGCAGTAGATGCTGGTCAAAACTTCCGTTATAGCCTCAACAAATCAAACCGCAAATCCACCATTGACCCAATCACTGACGGGCTAAAAACCCAGCAAAAAGTTAACGGAACTTTCAATTTGATCCGCTCAATTTTAAGGAAACTTTAATTATGGCTTGGGTAACGCTTACAACAAATGACATGTATCAAGTCATGGCTGCTTCGGAAGTTGAGTCCGTTGCTCGTCTCCAAAAGCAAACTGGGAATTTGATTCAAACCGATCAGGCCGAGTTGATCGAAAACGATCAAGGGGTTGGCATTATGACTGAGCCACCTTTTGAAGACCTGATTGCCCCCGCTATCACGCGAACGACCAACATGGTGCGTGGATATATTGATGCATCAGGCCGATATACATTAGGTCCATCGGGAACGATTCCCGAAAGCTTGGTAAGCACGACCCTTGACGTTTTGGTGATTGAAGTATGGAAAAGACTGGGGGGTGATCTGTTGGACATAGGAGAGCAACGCCGATCTAGTTTTGATGAAGCAATGCAGAGGCTTCGGGATGTTTCTCAGGGCAACTTTGGAATTGCTGAACCGTTGATCCCTGACAGTGAGTCGCGTGCTCATTATGAATTTGCGGGTGGGTTTGTTGACGAGATAAATTACTGATGAACATTTTTCATCAAATTCAACAATCCGTTTTTGACAGGATCAGCAAGATCCCAATGGTCGCAAATAGCATTGACGAATCTGGTGCAATCCCGATTCAGCTTTGGAGGGGGTCGAACCTTACCAATGAGCTTGAGGCGGGTTTGAAGAAAGTTGGTTTCGGAATTATTATTAAAACTGGATCGGTTGTTCAGGTTGATCGTGATACATGGCAAATGGGGATCTTGATCGAACTGCAATTAAACGATCAATTCAACCAAGG